GCGGCGTCTGGAGCCTGCCCGTAATACCAAAAGAGGCCGTCTTGGTCTGACAGATATTGGTAAATCGAGCGGCTCATTTTACTGGCTCAAGCCTCCGTATGTCAGATTGATCGCGGTGCAGAAGGGGGCTTGCGTGTGGTCGCAGACGATGTTGGCCGTGGGGGCGGCAAGGTTGACTTTTTGCACGCCGTCCACATGCAGTGCTGCGTAGATCGCGGAGATGTTGATGTCGTTGCCGACTTTGTGATTCTGCGTTGCGAATTCTTGGGCGCTGGCTTGGGCTTCGGCCATGACCACTGACGAGTCAGGGCCGGGGAAAGTGAAAATGGTCGCGGTGATCGTGTAGTTCTGGATCGATGCGCCTTGCACGGTCACGGCATCGGTTAGCGGGCGGACGCTTTCGGCGTTGAGTGCCAGTGATACATTGCTGACAACGGTTGCCGAGGGTGCGCCGTTACCTGTGAGGCCGAGGACGGTCACGAGGACATTGCCGGGGGAGACGGTAGGAGGGCCGACGATAGTCGCGTGTTTGACTCCAGCCACTTTGAGCGCGTGGTAAAGATAGCTTCCTTCCGGGCCGGCGGTGCTCAAGCCCTCAAGGGCGAGTGTGACGCGATAGCGGAAATCGGTGTCCGTTTCCATGACGGCCAAGCGCGGCGGGATCGCAGTCGGGGCGGCTGGAACGAGAACTTTGCGGGTTGTGCCGAAGAGCGCTCCGAGTTGGTCGAGGTCGCTGCCGGTCGCGTAGGCGAGCATGACGCCACGGGCGGCATCGTTGACGCGCTGCCGGATGAGCATTTCGCGGTAGGCGCAAACTTCCAGAATTTTAAAGGCGGGGTCGCTTTCCACGATGGCCGTGAATGCGGGATTGCGGGCTTTGAGGTCGTCCACCATTTCCTGCAAAATTGCGACGTAGTGCAGGCCTTCGATCACTTTCGGCGCTGGCAAACTTGAAAGATCGATTGGCGTGTAGCTCATACAACCATGCCGTCCAGAGTGAGAGGCGTTCCGGTCGGGAGATAGACCCCCTCGAGGCCGATTGTGATCTTTCCGGGTTCGATGGCCTGAGCGATGACGCGCGTGATCTCAACGCGAGGCTCCCATTTGCGAATGGCCTCGATGGTTGCGACATAGATTTCCACGATGGTTCCGCGATTTATGGGGGCGTCCACGAGGTCAAACAGGCGTGAGCCGTAGTCTCGGAGCATGACGCGAGATCCGAGCGGGGTCGTTAAGATGTCCCGAATTGACTGCTTTAAATGGTTCAGCCCGGAAAGCGCCTTGCCGGTCTCGCTGCTCATGCCTCGCATCGAGAGGTCGGGGGCGATTGGCTCCGTTTCCGTCGAAGGGATTTGGTAATCGGCGTTTGTGCGTTGCTCCCACGAGGTGTTAAGAGCGACGCGGGTCTCGACAAGCTCGCCGGACGAGCTGTATTCGTGCCGCAGGATATTCCAGAGTAAATCCGTGACGGCGGCGGCGTCTGGAGCCTGCCCGTAATACCAAAAGAGGCCGTCTTGGTCTGACAGATATTGGTAAATCGAGCGGCTCATTTTACTGGCTCAGACCTCCGTATGTCAGATTGATTGCTGTGCATGACGCAGGATTTTATGGCGGCGCTGGGGGGTGTCTTCTGCGGGGACTTCCCGCCACGGAGAACACGGAGGAGGTTATGGATTGGGGACTGCTGTGATGCTTGTGCCGGGCATGACGCCGCCGTGCGTGTGCGTCGAGAGCGTTATGCCGTTGGATTTCATCAGACCCGTCTGGTCGTAGTTTCCGGTTTGCGTGATGTTGCCGTTGATCGTGATTCCGCTGCTGGAGATTTCGAGGGAGGTTCCGCCGACTGTGATTTTCACGCTGCCGGATGTGACTTCGATTTTGCTGCTGCTGCCGAGGGTGTGGGTGATCTTGCTGGCGGTGATTTCGGTCTTTGCGTCCGATCCCACTTTTGCCGTGATCTTGTCGGGCGTTATCTCTGTCTGGGCATCGTCTCCGACTTTGACGATGGCTTTTCCTTCGGGGAGTTGGATGCGGTGTGCGTGGGCTTCTCGGTCGTATTCGATGACGGCCCCGTCTTTGTAGGTGGTCCGGCTGATCTCGGCTTTGTCGGCGTTGGCGGGGTAGTCGTTTTTATACACGCCTCCTGGCATGACATAGCCGGCGGAGAGTTCGCCGCCGGGGGCAATGACGATGACTTGCTCGCCGACTTCGGGGGCGTGCCATGTGCGGTCTTCACCGGCGCGGCTGGTGAGCCACGGGAGCCATGCGCTGGTGTTTTCTCCCATCGTGACACGGATCCGGGCCTTGGCGTAGTCGGCCTCTAAGACCGTGCCGGGTCGGATGGTGTTGCTGAGACGACGCTCAAGCTCTCCGAGGCGGGCGTTGCTCATGTGGCAAGGATGTCTTGTATCGGCACATAGTCCGGCTCGTGGGGGATGCCGATCTTGGGCACCCATGAAGCGCGGATGTCCGTGGGCAGTGCTCCACCTTCTGGCCATGCGGTTTCGCCGAGGAGGCAGGTATGCTCCCATTCGACGCGCCATGTTTCATATTCGGGATTTTCGGCGTCGAACTCTTGCGGGGTGGCGGCGATGAATCGGGCGGGCGTGACGGGCATTCCGAACCGCTGGCCTTGCAGGAATGAGGCGAAGTTTGTGGCCATGAGGCGCACGGCGAATTTGTTGCCTTGTTTGTAGGAGTAGATGAGCGATGCAGAAAAGCGGATGTCGACCTGGAGTTGCTGCGTGCCGATGTCTGCGGGGTCGGATGGCTCGATGGTGTCCAACTCGAAAGTGATGGCAGGCACCTCGATCTTGTCGTTGAATCGTGAATATGCGGCGATGGTTTTGACCGATGCGCCGAACTTGGCGTTGATCTTCTCGGCGATCTTGGTGTGGAGAACGGCGAGGTCTATTTGCTGAGTTGCCATTTTAGTTGGGATTCAAATTCGCGTTGCAGGCGTTCGCCGATTTCGTTTTCCAGACTGCCCATGGCATCCATTCCGGGGTCGAGGATGTTGACGCCTTCGGATTTTTTGATGGGCAGGCGTTTTTTTCCGACCCGCTCGAAGACATGCCCGCCCATTTTTTTGGAGATGAAGGCACCGGGTCTTTTGGCGGGGCCTGCGGTGACTCCGCTTTTTGTTTGGCGGGGCTTCATTGCCTTCAGCGGAATGTTGCGCAGGCCAGCCCACACACGCCCGAGGACGCCATCTTTTCCCATGACTTCGACGCGCATGCGGCCTTTGATGACTTTGCCCGTGACTTTGGTGGCCTTGCTGATGCGTCGGGCTGCTTCGTTTCCTGCCCAGCGGGTGACGCGAGAGACGACGCTGCGCATGGCTGGCTCGATCTGTTTTTGCGTTGCCCCAAGGTCGCGCCCGATGCGGTCGAGTCCCTTGGCGTTGATGAAAATCATGTCACTCATGCGCGAGGGTGACGGTGGCGAGGCCGGTGCCGTCTGGTTGGACTTCCATGACGGTGTAATTTTTTCCTTCCACCTTGCAGGCGGTTTCGCGGGGGATGCCTGCGACATCCGATTCCTTGCACTGGAAGCGAGGCTGTGTGCTGTCGAGGACTACCTCGCCCACGGCGCTGTCGAAAAAGGCGTTGTCGAAATAGCCACGCACGATCTTGGTGCCTGTGGGCAGGGCAAACAGAATCTCGGTGTTGTCGAGACCCGAGAAAAAAACATCGAGGTTGCCGTAGGTCATCGGGCGGGGTGGATGCGGATGAAGTTTCGAGCGAGGGATTTTGGCCGGATTTTGCGCCAGACTCCATCGCCTGCCTCTGAGTCGCGTGTGCCAGAAAAGTTGGTGTTCCCTTCGACGGTGACGAGGTTCTTTCCATCGTCTTCAAGAACGATGCCGACATGCGAGAAATCGAAGGTCACGATGTCGCCCGGCTGTGCGGCGTCTTGGTCGGTGTAGATGCTCGTGGTGCGAGGGCGATCTTTTGCCCATTGGCGGAATCCGTAGGCCAGCGCGGTGCGCGGCTGCCATTGGGCGGGCGAGCGAGTGAGGCGCAGCCACTCAGGAACATTGTTTTCTTTGAGCCATTCCTGCACGCAAAACGAAACGAAAGCGGCGCACCAAGGCCACGGGCCGGGTGGCAGGTCGGTGGCGCGTTGGTAGTCGCGTATCCGCTGGCCGCGATTGTTGCCGCCTTCGTCGCGGATTCCGATCTCGGCTTGGGCGATGGCGAGGAGTCGGTGAAGCATTTCAGTGAATCATTTTTTCTCTTTGCGAAAAATGTTGATGGCTCCTACGAGGGCCATGCCTGCAGCTGCGATGGCGTTGGCTTTGTCGGGGTCGAGCGCGATTCCGGCAGCGGAAGCGACGAAGACGAGGCCGCGCCATGTGGAAGCCTCTGCGAGGCGGGTGAGGATGTAATCGAGTGCTTTCATTTGTTTTTGAGGCTGGGGATTTGCGGGTTGAACCAGTCGATTTTGACTGGTGGGAAATAGCGGATTCCGACCTCCACGCGCCCGAGGCTTCCGATCTTGTCTCCGCTTGGCGGCAGCGGGACGCTGACGCAGGCGGGCAGGAGCAGGAGCGGCACGAGTGCCAGCAGGCGCTTCATTTGGCTTTGAGGCTTTCCTCGATGCGCTTGGTTCTTTCATCGATGCGGGCGAGGGTTTCGCTTCGCTCGCTGGCGAGGCGTTCGATGGCTTGGAGGCGGATGTCTTGGCGTTCGTTTTCATTTCTGACTTGGCGCATTTGTTCGGGCAGCACGATCCAGCCGTTGAGCGAAGAGAAGACCGTTGCCACGAGGGCCAGAGCGGCGATGGCTTCGGCGAGGTTCAGCCTCACGGCGGGGCGTCCGTCCTTTTCGTCGAGGCTCATTTTTTCTTCTTAGGCTCGGCGGCTGTTTCGATGAATGGCTTGGCGAGGCCGTATGATACAAGCTCGCGGGCTAAAGCGCGCGAGACTTCGACATCACTGCCGACCAAGCAGCGTTCTCCACCAATCATGAGTTCTTGAAGAAGGGTGATTTTTTGAGGTTCCATAATCTGCGGTTCCTAACAAAAGCCTCCTCCGCGAATGCACACGGAGGAGGCGGTTGAGTTGTCAGTTATCGTTTAGGGCTTTTTGCCGTAAACGAAGCTCTGTGCGCGGCGGATGGTGAAATCCACATCCTGCATGCAGACGATTTTAATGCGTCCCTTGCTGCTGTTGCTGTATGGGTCCACGGTGATTTCGAGGCCACCCCAGAGGCCAACGATGAAATCAGCGAAGTTGCCAAAGAACACATCGCCAGAGGTGATCTGGTTGGTGATCTCGGTGCGGTATCCGTTCATCGTGCCATTTTCCCAGATGGTTCCGCCGTTGGTGGAGCCGGTTGGGAATTTGAGCGATGTCTTGGCCATGCCGCGAGTGGTTGGATTGGCGATGAAAGCCATGCTGTCCACATCGGCGTTTTGAGCAGAAACGAGAGTTTCCATGTCCACCAACTCTTGGAATGTAGGCTGGACCGCAACGAAGCTCTTGGAGAGCACTCCGGGAGCGGCTTTGATTCCGACGGGTTGATTATTGGAGCCTGTTCCGTAGAACGCTGCTAAGTCGATTGTCAAAGCAAGTGCTTTGGCGATATCATTGCGAAGCAAGGCTTCCACGGACAGCGAAGGCTGTTTCAACATGCGGCGGGTAATTCCGCCTTCAGCTGAAACCGTGCGTGGGCGGAGACCGACGAGGCCGAAAT